CAGCAGAGTCCAATTGGACGGGTTGTTGTTGGGGGGCACATCGGTGTTGGCCACAGCAGCTACATAGGAGGAGCCAAGCCATGCAACAGCATCACCCGCATCATAGATGTTGGTTTCGCTCCATAGGCCGGTCCAGTTCAAAGTTGGCATGGGTTACCCTACCTAGCGGTTAAAAATCTCAATCGCTAGGTAGGGTAATCAAGGCTTATTCGAAGAAGATCATCCCTACCACCGCAGCCGTTGTTGTGCCACCCTCTACGCTTGTTGCCGCGAAACCAATCCCGGTGCTGAAGTTCATCAGGGCCAGGTTCGGCGATATGGTTACGTTCGCCGAGGGTGGGAGCGTGACGCAAAATACGACCGGGGTTGTTCCCAACGTTGGTGCCGTGGCCGAATTGAAGAATTCGACATTGGCAATCGATGCCGAGCCATTCGTCAGTGTGAAACCGTAAAGGTTACCCGAAGAAGCCTTGAGGCATATCCCAGCGCCATTGCTGTTAATGAAGCGAGACGATAACGCGGCACCAGCAGCGGCAGAGGGCAACGCAACATTGTTGACCGCCTGGACAGCGGTGCCTGTCGGTGCCGTACCAAGGGCCGAGATAGCCGCTGAGATAGCTGTGGTGCCGTCGGTTAGCTTAACCGGCTGAGTTACGCCCGAACCGTCCACCCGGAGGCCGCCCGAGGTGTTGAGGCTCAGGAGTCCATACTTTCCGGTGGTGTAGGTAGGTGCCGCCGTAGCCACCATGCCCTGGGCGGCGGGAAGCAGGACGCCCGTTGTGTCGCACACCAGGGGCATAGTCCAGTAGTTCGTGCTCGTGCCGGTGGTAGTGTAGGCACCCATTGCCACAGTGCCCGTAACTGAGGCACCTGCAAGTTGACCTGGCGTGTACTGCGTTCCGCCGCTACTACTGCCGCTGATCACGGTCACCGGTAGAGGGTTTGTTGAGCTTACCCCAACCAAGTTTCCACTGCTGTTGAAGCCTGTGTATCCGGCGGACGTTGGGACAGTAGACCCGGTGGCTGCTGCTGCTGCATTGCTTGCTGCTCCATTGGTTACATTGACGTTCAGAGCACCACTTGTATTGGTCAAAGCGGTGCCGGTCGATTGCAAGTTCACCGATGGCGCATACGACCCGCCAGCAATACTAACCTTCAGGCTACCAAGCCCATCCGTTTGGAGCGCTGTGAGGTCACCTGTCGAGATACTTGGCGGAGTCGAATTGTACACACCGCCCACTTGCAGCACGTGCGCGGGGGCTGCGGTGTTCTGCGCGGCATCCATGGCAGCACCCGTGGACCCGGTGATTTCCACTTGCCCCGTGCTCAAGGTGAGGGTCCCCGCTACATTGAGGGCCACGGTCGGCGTAACCGCCGGCAGCCATGTCATTTCGGCCCCCTTGGCCTTGGACAGCGCCACGACCGTCTCGGTGGCCAATTCGGCCGACAGCCTGACCGTAAGCGGCACGGTCAGTGGCTCGACCGTGTACCTATATGCCAACGGTTTGCTGGTTGGAACTGCCGTTGCCGCTGCATACTGCATTCCAGCGCCGCTTTGCACAGCCACGGGGAGTGGCTGTGCAGAACTGACACCAACCAACATACCGTTCATGCCAAATCCGGTGTAGCTTGCGTCGCCAGGGACGGCGGTTTGTACGGGCCCCATGGCCGTGCTGGCGTTGGCAACGTTAACGTTAAGGTTGCCATTTGTGTCGGTCGTCAGAGCCTTGACTGTATTATTGGCGTAGAGCCCCAAGGCAACCGTCCCCTCCACGCTGCCGGGATTCCCAATGGTGCTGTTTGAGATGTACTGCGTCCCCCCTTCGGGGTTCGTGACAGTAACAGCCCAAGGGCCACCGGACTGATTTATAGGCACGGAGTTAGCAATGTTCACCTGGAGATTGCCACTCGCATCGGTCTGGAGTGCGGTGAGGTTACCTGCGGTGATAGACGGGGCAATGCGGTTGTACACGCCCCCCACCTGCAGCATGTTTTGGGGTGGTGTGGTGTTCTGGCCGCCATCAAGGACCGCACCGGTTGAGCCCGTGATACTGGTTGTTCCTCCACCAGTTCCTGTGCCTCCTGAGATCACGTTAACGTTGAGGTTGCCCGATGCATCCGTAGCCAACGCCTTGAGAACACCACCATTCATCCCCATCGCCAGCGTTCCTGTAGCCGCAATCTTCAGCGCAACGATACAGGATTGGTACTTCATGAGGTTCACAAAGTTTTGGGTGATGGAAGTGCTTCCAGGAGTCGCCTGCACCGAATCAACGGTGGTGATGTAAGCTGCGTTCATCGTCGCGGTTGAGAAGCTCAAGCGTTGTGATCCACTGTTGGAGTTAAATCCAAACCCCTTCAGCAAGCCATTCGGGCCGTCCGAAAACCCCAACAGAAAGGTTCCATTCTGCCCGGTGTAAGTGGCAGCGGCATGGGTGCTCGCATACTTAATGATGCCCGTGCTCGTGCTGTACGCGGTGATTTCCGATCCTGTTCCATTCAAAAATGCCGCGTTACCAGTCAGCCCCGCGAACTCGAATAAAGTGTGGACTGGGAGAGATGCAGCCGATGGGTACGGGGAAGAAAGGCAGATATACCCAATGCTCCCATCAAAGTAAACCTCATTGATGTTAACCACCGCATCCGGGATAACCCCCTGGCCCCACAGAATTGCAAACACCATATCCTCAGCGGCGGAGGTTGTGATCGTTGGCGTGGTTACCGATTGGATTCCGCTGGTGGATGTGCCAGAGTTGGAGGATGTTGCGTCCAGTGGCGATACAGTTATTAGCCCTGAATACTCGTGCGCAACGATGTCGACCGAGGATGTGCCCGTGTTGATCGTGAACCCCAACTGCCCTTCAGCATCAACAGCATAGATAGGTGCGGTGAAAACCATGATGGGAGCTACGCCGGATGAGGGTACCACCTGGGTGTATGTGTTGCCCGCTGAATCGGTTACATAGGTTGGGCCAATCGGTAGTGATTCGCCCACGACGGCAAGTACGATCGTGTTCCCAATCTTGGATGGTTTCGGCAGAATGTAGGCCGCCGCAATCATATCATTGACCACTGATAGGTAGGAGCCTGAACCCCCTTGATAGTAAGTGCCAAGTGGCTTTTGCCCAACCACGTACTGTGTGCTCGGCGTTGTATCAACAGGAGTACCCGAGGCATCCACCTGCATCGATCGCGTGAAGCTGACCTCATCGCCTAGTGCCGTGGTGAGGGCGTAGCTTACTGCGATGGTTCCGGTAAAAGCCTGAACCGTATAGATCCGAATATAGGGAAAACCAGCCAGGTTATACCGGGCAGCGCAAGTAGCAAGGCTGGGGGTGGTGTACTGGGTCATTTGATCCGGCGTGCTGGATAGCAGGGTGCCGGTTAGCGCGGTCCAATTTTGGCCGTCCGTCGATCCTTGTAGCTCAAAAATGCCGCCGTAAGCAACACCCGTTGGCACAAAGTTCAGCACCAGGGTGCTCCACAAAAAGTTATCGTTGATGATGGACAACATCCCACCAGCCGTGGTGGGAATACTACCTACCCCGGTTGTGCCGGTTTGCTGGTCGTACACCGCGCCAACGGTGACCTCTAGGTTCTGATCGGAGGCGATACAAATAGGAATGGAGTTGGCCATCAGCTTTTGGCCCATCGTGAGGCTTTGGCCACTAACCTCGGTGATGTTGGCGGTTGCCGCTCCGGTGCTGTCGATGCCCAGCGTATTCGTACCGTTCCATAGTTTGACCGCTGAATCGTTGGCGACGGTCACCCGAGGAACACCTGCGCCTGATCCACCCGTGCCAGTCAAAGGAGCCGAGCCACCAATCATTTTGAGATTGGAATCAAGAGCACCAGAAGTAGAGGTCAGCGCATTGCCTGAGCCATCCTGATTTACTACAGTCGCGTGGAGCACCGCAGCAGTAGGCTGTGATACCGTCACCGGATTGGTGATGCCCGTAACAGCGGCAACCGTCCCAATGTTCCAAGTCCCGGACTCCGTGACAGCCACAGTCCCACCAACCGAGGACACAGCGACCGTGCCGTTGACCGGCTGAGTCGTGGTGCCCGTTGGATCGGTCTTGACCGGGTGGGCGGGTGTGCCGAGTACATTGGTGCCGTCGGTGACTTCAACCGGCCAGGCCGTTGCATTGCTACCAGGGGTCCCCTGGTTGATCGTTTCAAACACGCTCATGTCGTTGCTCCTGCCTATATACCCAAAAGTCCGTTTGTTAAATTAGGTCCCAACCGTTGACGCCATTGCTGATAAACGTCGCCGACGAGAACTGATACTGGATGGTCAGGCTTGCTCCACTTCGAATGGTGTCGCCACCTGAGCCAACGATGGTGATGGTGTTGGTATCCGACGAGACCTTGCAAACCGTGATCTCACCATCAACGCTGGCAGAGGCCATCGGGAATGTGCACGTGAGGTTGCCACCGGCAGTGGATACCAGATCGCAATCCCCAGCGGCAGCCGACCAACTGGCTGAGATGTTCCGCACGGTTACTCCGGTGGTCCCAGCGGCAACAGCAACTGTGCTGATCGGCGTCCAGACTGGCGAGCCTGTGGTCCCGGTGCTATTCACCAGCACATAGCCAGGTGGCACATTGTTGATGCCATCCGCGCCCTGCAACACATTGACTGTGGAGTCGATGCTGGATACCGTGTTGCCTGGGGTGCCGGTCATAAGCAGGCCGGTACTGGCATCCACCGCGCCGCTGTTTGTGGTTTTCAACGTGAAGGACACGGCTGCCAGGTTGCTCAGCGGTTGCGGGTTGTTGCCAAAGTTGTTCAGGGCTTGGAACTTCAAATAGATCGTTTTCCCCTGCCAAAGTGGATCGTATGTGTACTTATAGATGGAGCTGTCCAGCCGCATGAACAAGGAGCCCGCAGGATGAGAGCTAATCGTTGTGCCAAGCTGCCCACGGCGAATGTAGCCGCCCATTGTGTAGGTGTTCTGGCCTGTGACCGCCGCAGCAGAGTACGAGATCACCTCGCCGTTGACGTAACAAATCATGGAGTCGCTATCAGCCGCTGCTTGGGTGCCTGATGCTAACGCTCCACTGTTCTCAACAAGCTGAACCACCAGGGAGTTGGCCGTGTCGGGGTCACTACCCGCCGGGAATGCAGCAGCGAGTTCACCCAGCACAGATGGTGATGTTAGCTGAGTGATCTGCACGTAGTTGGTGCCATCCTGCGACACCCATACATTAGTCGAACCATAGTTCTCGCCCGTGCCGCAAGCACCAATCCACAGTTGGTTACCAGCATAACCGGTGAGCCTACCAGTGGCCTCGAAGAGTACGACCTCCGATGTGCCAGGCGAAGCGTACGCGTTGGATACAACCTCTCCAGCCGACTGCCCTTTGTTGAATAGCGTGGGGCATCCAGCGCCAAAGGGATAATCCTCACATTCAAGCTTCAGCCCTTCGGTCGGATCATCGACGATCTTGGTGATTCTGACCGGAAGGTTGGTCACGCCGAGGTTGGTGTTGCTGATGCCCTGAGCCCATACGCTCGAAGTGGTGAGCGTAACGATGTCCATCGGCTCCAGATACGAATATATGAAGGGCAACGAGAACGTATACGTGTTCCGAATGTACGTCCCATGCTTCAGCCGCATGTTCGCTGCAAAGGTGGCCGCCAGCAAAGTGTGGATGAAGTCCCAGTCTTGGGGATCTTCAATCCTCGATCCATATCTATTGATCAGGCTCTGGTCCGACTCCTCGGTGATCTCTTTTGCGTATTGATTGCCACGATTATCCCACTGCACCTGCACTGAGTTGTAGCAGTCCTGCCACGCGGTGCGCTTGATCGTTACCGGATCAACTCCATCTTTTGCGATGAAACAGGTATCATCTAGGGCGGCCACATAGATCGATGGGGCGGTCCACGTGCAACCATTTGCAGCCGTGGTGGTGTCGCCATAGGGCACAAGTTTCAGCAGGCCCTCCGAAGCAAAGGACGCGCACATACCAGCTTCCAACCATTTACTCATGGTCGAGTCGGCTGTGTCTTGGGAATCGAGATTGGGGGAAATGAAGAAATTATTGGCTGCAAACCAATTCCACGCGGTGGAGCCAACACTCTGCACGGATGGTGTACCAGGAGCACCCCATGTTCCACCGGGGCCATTATCCAAAAACGCTGTGGGAAACGGGATCGCTCCAACGCCGAGGCCATTGACTTTATCTGTAAGCACGCGGGTCATGCATGTAACTGGATTGCAATCCATGATTGGGGTGCCATTTGCATAAACGCCACCATAGATGTCGGGGGTGATGACCTCAAAGCTGTTTTCCTCGGGCTCACCCGCTGCGCCAAAATCCATTGGTTCGTACAGCACGGTGGCGATGCCGCTATATCCGATCACCGCGCCGGGATACGAACCTGACAAGAAGCTGTAAGGAGCTTGTCCGATGTTTCCGTCAGCCAGCGTAAAGTCCAACATCGTGGATTCGTCTTGGCCCACAGCATTGGGGTTCTTGATTTGAAAGGTGATGATTACCTCAGCACCAATGTCAGGTGTTGAGAATTTGTAAGTGGCGGGTGCCGAGCCGGTCTGTGCGTAGGTCCCAGCAACGGTTGGTGTACCATTCACCTTGCTCAAAGCCGTGCCAGAGTTGGCTCCCGTGCCGCTGTAAACCACTCCAAGATCGGCATTGAAGGCATAGTTAGCACCAACCTGGATAGCCTTAGCCGCAGGGACGATGTCAGTTTCCTGGTTGTTGATGGTGGTGAGAAGAAAGCTGTACGCCATCTGCACGGTCTTGCCCACATCCGCGCTGGAATAGTAGTAGAGTCCCGTGGTGGGGTTCACGCTGTAGGTTCCAGCGCTCAGCGTTGTGCCATAAGCCACCTTGGTAAAAGGGGTCGAGGTGGTGTTGGTCACCGTCGTGGATGATGGGGAGGAGTAATCGTTGTACGATGCCGAGTAGGTGCTGGTGGGCGTGACCCCATAATCGTTGGTCATGGCCGCAGCGTTGGTTGGGGTATAGGTGTACGACGGCCCAGCGATGGTATAGCTCTCGTATGCCTTCGGTGAGCCCAGCCATGATTGACCAGTCCACACATCCCCGATGCCGGAGACAGGACCAGCAGAGAGTCCAGCAATTACGTTGGCCGAGTAGACGTAATCGCCGCTGCCCTTGCCACCGCCCTTACCTCCTCCTCCACCCTTCTTGCTGCTATCTTGGGTGGCCTTAAATCCGTCGATCCAAAATATCTTTTGATTTGTTTTGACGCAGCCCATCGCCCACGTGATCGGCTTACCCAGATCAGAGGAGTTGACTTTGACTCCGAAGAGTTTTTCAGGTTTGCTGCTGTCGCTGCCGAGTAAGCTACCCATTATGCTGCCCCGCTATCCGTGCCACAATACTGGTCTTGTAATGTAAAAAAGAGCTTCTCTGACTTTTGGAATCTGAGATGCGACTTGGCCGATCCGGCTTTAACACAATCACCATAGGCGTGGATGTAGTAAGTGGGCCAGGACTTGATGATCCCCCCATGGCAATAGGATTTGGAGCCAGTGAGCCGCCATACAACAAGGTCACCGGGCTGAACTTCAGCTTCGGGAATCTCGCGGAAGTAACGGAGCACGAGATCCACATATTCTGTCGATGCCCGATGCTGGCCGATGTAGAGCGGGTAGTCGGTGGGGAGATCAATCACAGGGATGAGTCCACAGTTGTGGTAGGTGGCCCAAAGTAGCTGGCCACAGTCGGCACCACAATGCTTAACCGCCGACCAGCCCCTATACGGGGTTCCGATCCAGGTCTCAGCCTCTACCACTACAGCTTCGCGTTGCTCTATATTCAACATGGTTATATCGCATTCTGGCTTGGCGGAACGAAGGGCATTCCACCAAATCTGGTTGTGTTGCTATACTTCTGCCCGCAGGTGGCGATGGACTTGTCACACCCGGCGATCACCGAGAACGTATCCCCTACTGAGGGGTTAAAAATCCAGGGGTACATCCCTTGCAGTTGCCCATTGGCGTGGAGCTTAACGCATTGAGAGAGGCCGATATTCGCACCGGATAAACACTTGACCACTCCTTGCGTAAAGTAACCAGCAGCTTGGGTAAATGCTGTTTTTGGAACCAAGCTCCAGCTTGTCGTGCCGGTTGCAGCGGTGAAGTTTGTTGTGTAAGCGGAGATCGTTTTACCACAATTGCTGTCGGCAAACCCGAATGGGCAGTTGGACTGGATGATGCGGGTTGGTACCTTCACATTGAGCAAGTAGCAATAGTCAGCGGCCTCGAATACGACCTTGGTGCGCTCGATCGCTGTGGGGTTGGAGATCTGGCCCCAGAATTTGGTCTCTACTCCTTGCACCTGGTTCCATTGGCCAAGGGGAAAGTAGGCGGTTTGAACCATGACCTCGCAGGCATCGAACAGGCCATTGAGTGCAGCGTTCAGGATGCCCGTTGGCGCACCAGGATAGGTGGTACCCAATTGAGGCACGCAGGTCAGATCCATTGTGTTGGAGTGCAGGTCAAAGCTGGCCTCGGATGTGATGGCTCCCCG